CTCGTAATCATCACCATACTCTTCTTCTTCTTCTTCTTCTGGTTCATCGGGTTGATTCCAAAAAGAGTTATTAAACAAGTCATTTTCAGCTTGCCTAAAAATCTCAGAATCCGTATAACGTCTAGTACTCATTTTTCTCACTCCAATTAAGTTGTTCTTTGATGGAACGTCCATCGTCAGCCAAGTCAGTAAGAATCTTTTTAAAATCCTCCCAACTTCTACCATCCCCAGACTTTACGTTGTCCCATGTCTCAGCAAAATCTGGACAAAAAGTTTCAACCATGTAGATAACCTTAGGTAGAACTAAGGCATCCTCATAATGAATCCCACAATAGGGATGTAATGTTTCTGGATCGTGTGACATCAGTTTGCCCCCTTGTTTTTTGATTTAGTTGGCAACCAAACAAGTTTTCCTTCTTTGGTAATAACGTAAGCTTTAGTTTTTAAAAACACTAGTTTTACTCCTTGTGAAAAATAAAAGTTGCAAAATCACCAGCTAATAGCCAGTTAAGGTCCCACGGTTTATGGAAGTGAGCATCATCTAGAACGTCTACGCAAGTACATCCCGTAAGTTTTAAATGCTCAAGTGTCTCAGCTATCTGTTTCTCTTCTCCTTGTTCAAGAGAATCTTTGACTCCATTTACTAAAAATGAAGCCCAATTAACTGGTAGCTTTTCCTTAACAACAGTAAAAGCCATAATCAATGACCTATATAAGGAAAATAATTACGTGGATCGTCACTATTCCCAGCATCCTCAGCATCAAGAACAGTAACCTTAAGCCCACTAATCCCAGAACTTTTTAGTATCTGGGTTATAGATTGTCTTGTGTATGCATGTGTATGCTCTACACGTATCAAAAAATCAGTGTGTTTCATTGGAACGGAACATAATTAAGTGCTTAAATTTGCCTAGTAAATTGGCGTAATGTTGCTGGGCCTTCATATATCTTTCTGGTTCTTCCGTAGAATCAATAGAAAGCATAATATCCTCAGCATCCCTAAGTAGAACTGATGGATGGATCGCTTTGTATCCACCCTCAGTTTCTACCTTGTCTGTTCTAAAGTTTCGATGAGCTTCTCTATACCACTCATAAGAAGTAGTGGAGCTTATTCCGTAATCTTGTTGCAACTCAGTCGTTACATTCCTACGGATGTGCTTATCTTTAACTTTTAGATTGTCTAATAGAGCTTGCTCAATAAACTCAATCCCTTCTTGTTTATCCATCCTTACCAACTAGCCCTATATCTAAAAGAGTCAAAACCTTTAGGATCTAGGAACGTCCTATCTTTAAGTGGTTTTTGATATTCCTTTAATTCAGCTTCCTTATATATACGTGCTTGCTCATCTTGATAAGCAAGTGTTTTTTCTAATACTTTCTCTGTGTAGGCTAAATCTTGCCAGTAACACCTATCAATTTCTTGACTACCAAAGAAAAAACCTTCCGTAGGTGGTAGAAGTTTCTTGGCTTTCACTGGATCGTTACCTACTTTTTTAACTACATCTAAAATTTGCCTTAAATGTTCATCAGTTAAATAAATAGATTTTTGATCATCTATCCCTTTACCGAAGTTATCAACTACATATTTATGTATTTGATTAGCTTTTCTCCAGCACGCAATAGGTAACCTAACTTCGAAATACCTATAAGAAAAATCTAAAGGTACTGAAGTAGGAAAGTCTATTGAAGCAAGTGCAAGCTTTAAGCTTTCACTTTGAACAGGATCTTCTCTAGGAACTGTTCGATCTTCTTGAAAGTATGCTTTCTTACTGAAAACACCGTCAAGGTACATATCTAAGCCCATAATTTGAGTGATTCATGGAACGTTTAAAAAAGTCCGTAATTCCCGTAAAAAATGACGTGAACTTAAGGACTCTTATAATGTAGCACTGTAGATAGGATTATCTAGTGTTTTGTTTCGATACTGTAATAAAGTATCAACTGTTTAGAAAAGTGTTTTGTGAACAGTAGGGATTTATGTCTGTATCTTCTATGTGTCCTATGTACTGTTCCTTATTCTCGTAATACTCGTCTAAATAATCGTTATAGTCTATACCTTGTTTGAACCAATTTGGATATTTAGAACAGAATTGTTCTCTAGTTAGATATTTCATGATGGAACGTTAGCTAAAAATCTATATACCATATTTTAGGCTAAAAAACTCTATTGTATTATTTTACTAACATTTGATTTTTTAGCTTGTCTAATCTACTTTATGATGTATAGTTAGAAATGTACTACACAAGGTCCATCCATGACTTTTATCAACAATGAAAGGCACTATCAAATTGAATTGGATACTGTCTACTCAAAATCTAATCCTATTATGGTAGAAGGCCAAAATAGAAGTGCTAATTTCAAAAGGTTAGGGTATCAAAAGCAAGGCAATGAAACTATTATCGGTGAAACTATTACGGATAATAAGACTAACGAACAGATTTTTTATGATACTGGCTTAACTTTTGACGTACACACAGTTCCTTTAGTTGCCGATACTGCTAAATGCGATACTATTCAATCTAGTGGATATATAGATGTTCCTAACGCTAAAGCATTGATTAATGGTAGAACTGGAACTGTTTTAAGTGCAGTATCTGGAACGTATCAACCTTTAAACAACTCAAGGACTTTAGATATTATTGAGCAAAATAAAGATTTTTTAGATATTGAAAATGTTATCAATGGTCAAGGTGGGGCATTTAGTTTTGTTAGTTGTGCAATGAAGGACAATATAGGCGAGGTTACACCTGATGATCAGATTAAGCGGAGAATGATATTCATAAATTCCTTTAATAATGCTTACAGTTACAAAGTGGTTATAATCGACTTTAGGCTTTTTTGCTTTAATCAAATGGGAAGGATAAACAAGTCAAAAAATAAATTAACGATGAAACATTCAAAAAACATTACTAATTGGTCTAAACATTTACCGGAATATATTGCACAGAATAGGGATGACTTGCAAGAATCTATTGAGCAATTTAAAGCAATGAAAAAAGTTGAATTAAAAGGTACTGATACATTAAAAGAAATATTTTTACACTCATTACAGGATAAATTAAAGGGAACGGTTAAAGACCGTAAAACAGGAGAATCTAGACCTAAAACTATTGACGATATAGATAAAGAGTGGTCAGAGGTTAAGAATAATTATTATAGAGATAATGATTTTTCACTCTATGGAGCGTTAAATGCGATTACCTACCAACAGACACATTCAGAAGGCAGGATTTTAGATGAAAGTAAAAACGCAATGAATAGATATCAATCTTTAATAGCTGGACCTTGTGGCAATCGGATAGATATAGCTAGAGAAAAGTGTCTACAACTTACTAGATAACTACATTAATTAGCTAATAATTAGTAAGGGACTCTAATAAAGTCCCTTTTTTATTTTATTGACATACTACATTAGATAATCTAGAATGACTTTAGTTTCTCACTCATAGAACTATGATCAAATCAAATCCATTTTCAAAAGCATATTTTAAAGAGCAATCTAAAAAATACGTTTCTATCGCTAAAAAATCATTTAGAAGATTACAGAGAGAAAATGATGCAATGTATTTAGATGATGGAACGTTAAGCGATAAATACAATGATCAGACAATGTGCAATTTTTCAGATATGGAAAAATTTTTAGAGTTTATAGATGATAAAGAATCTTTTTATTCTTGTGATTCTTGCATAGTTGATTTAATTAAACTAGATAATGAAATAGAAAAGAATGAAAGTATCATTTTGAAAGCTATTGAAAAGGTAAATAAAGCTAAGAATAAAAGAAAACATATCTTAAGTAATGATTTAAAAGTCGAATAAATTAGCATTTTAATTTGTTAGTGTAGTAGTAGAAGTCATTAACTACATTTAAAAATAAACGTTTTAAGAGGGTTTATCCCTCTTTTTTATTGTTGATTATCTGTTCTAGTATGCTACAATAGAAAGGTAAATCATCCAAATTTCAAAAAATGCCTTTTAAAACTGTAGAAACAAGCAGCAACACAAAGCCTTATTTCACTTCTAAAACTTTTTTTGTAACTTCTAGATCTATCTTAATTGAAAAGTTAGATATGTATAAGGAAATTTTAAATGATGTTTGTTTTGCTCAACAGATCCTTAGAACTTATGAAGGTAAAAAGCTAGGCAAAAAGACTAGAGAAAAGATTAATGATGATTTTTATAATAATGGTTTAGGTTGTTATTTTGCTAATACTGATGATCACTTAGTTTGGTACGTTAGAAATGATAATCATGTAAGAAAGTTTGGAAGTAAGCACCAATGGGAATTAACAATACATAAAGACATGAACGAAGCTTCACCAAAAGTGAACAGTGAGCAGATTGTTAAGGACAATAAAGGTTATTTTGTAGATTTTAAAAAGAAAATTGAGGACATAGAAGAAAGTCTTGCTAGTGATGGGCCTGAATTATTAGACGATATGCATAAAGATTTGGAAACTAGAAAAGATAATATAGAGAAACTATCCAAGAGTTTAAATCTTAGTTATTAGCATTATTTTAAATTTAGATTTTAAGGGACTTTTTACAGTCCCTTTTTTTGCGTGTCTGTCCTAGTATGCTACAATAGAGTAGTAAATCCATCCAAGATTTCTAATGATTTCTACTCTTTGTAATTCTTTACCACGTGGTTCTTTTCTTTGCTTTGCTAAACACTACAGAGACAATCCTAACAAAGTAAAATTTAGTGCTAATTTCTCAAGTTGTGCCAATTCTAATGCTATTCAAGACTGGTTAGATTCTTTATCTGATATTACTTTTCTTACTGTTGAACACATAAGAATTTTAGAGAAGGAAGCTACTATTATCGTTTCTTTTTAGCCTCTTTGCCATAGCAACTCTGTAAATTCATTATGTACTATCACCTAAGAACACATAAAAGATCAGCCAAAGCCAAAAATCAAAACATCATGATGTTTAGTATGGTAATTCTATCTGTTCTATTCTTTGGTATTTGCTCTTGGTCTTTTTACGTAGAAGATCAGCAGCACCTGGAACGATGCTTGCAAAGAGAATCTTCTAGCTACTGTTACAAAACTATTTACGGTTAATTAACTACTAAAAATTTTTCTATCCTCTACCTTACGTAGAGGATTTTTTATTGCCTGCAATTATTTTTTACTAAACTACTACAATAGGTAGCCGACCCCGTTTATTAGGTCAGTCGTGTAGACGTTTATTGTCGAGGTAGCTATGTTATTACTGTACTACATAACTACTGTAGAGTAGACGTGGGGGGTATGTCTCGATTTTTTCGCGAACTTTTTTACACCCCCCAGGACTTAAATTTATTTTGGTGAATAATACTCTCCTGTACTACATACATATACTACACTAACGATTCATATCTGTCAATATTAACTTAATTAATTTGTCTTTCGATATATGAGATCTAGTTCCTGCAAGGACTCTCAGTTGCTTACACGTTAAGTACCTCAGAAATTTGTAGTATCCTTGTAGGGGGGCAGGGGAGCGATAAACAAAAGGCTCACCTAATAGGTCAAAAAATTTACGGATCAACTTTAGGCTCTACCTGAATAGATAATTGTGGAGCGTTGATATTTACATTTTCCACACTCTCCCCAATCACTCTACCCAACGAATCCAACACTTGAGCAGCAGTCTGCAACTGCCCCTTCCTCACAGCCTTCTCAAACAACCTAATCCTCATCGCTTGCAATCTGGGCAACAAATTCTCCCTATCATTTTCCCAATCCTCATTATTCCACTGTTTCACTTTCCTCCAGTCAGCCCAAGCAGTGTCTCGACCAATACCCTCCTTAGCCGCATGATCCAAAACTAATTGCCTCACAGTCAACCCCTCCAACTGCCTCCGATACAACTTCTGCCTCCTAGCCTCAACAATCGCATCCGTCCTCCTACCAACAGGCTCATTTTCTTTCCCTGGAACGCAAAACTGCCCGTTTTTATTACGAATAACAGAATCAGTCACGGACTAATCCAATAACAATATCTAAATGATAACGTCAAATCTACAATTTAGTCCAATCTATACGTGTATTAACCAACCAAAACTGCTATTCTGTACTACATGACTACAAAAACGATACCTTTAAGTTTACGTTGGGCGCAGGGAGAAGTATTCAACAGTGAAAGTAGATTCCGTGTCCTAGTCGCAGGAAGACGCTTCGGAAAATCGTACCTCTCTTGCATAGAACTCCTCAAAGCAGCCATAGCAAGGCCAGGCGAAACCTACTTTTATTGCGCCCCAACCTACCGCATGGCAAAAGACATAGCTTGGAAGGAAATTAAACGCCTCATCCCAAACGAATGGATCAAAAATAAAAATGAAAGCGACTTAAAAATAGAACTCATCAACGATTCCACCATTGAACTCAAAGGAACCGAAAACGCAATGGCTCTCCGTGGTCGAAGCCTCGCAGGTGTAGTCCTAGACGAAGCAGCCTTCATGGATTCTGAAGTGTGGTTCGAAGTAATCCGTCCCGCCCTAGCCGACAAACAAGGCTGGACACTCTTCATCTCCACACCTGACGGAACCGCAAGCTGGTTTTACGATTTATGGTGCTACGTCCCAGAAGATAAAACAGGCGACTGGAAAAGATGGAGTTTTACAACAATCGAAGGAGGTAACGTACCAGCAGATGAAGTCCAAGCTGCCCGTGCCCAATTAGACGAACGTACATTCCGCCAAGAATTTGAAGCCAGCTTTGAGAATCTCACGGGTCTCGTAGCCGTCTCATTTTCTGACGAAAATATTTCTCAAAAAGCGAAAGATATAAGCGTGGCCCCCATACTTTTGGGAGTTGACTTTAACGTGGACCCAATGTCAGCCGTATGTGCTGTTAAAGATTCGGATACATTGTATGTTTTTGACGAAATCACGCTCACAGGTGGGGCAACCACATGGGACTTTGCCGAAGAAGTCACCCGAAGATATGGCGTGGAACGAAGAGTAATAGCATGTCCTGACCCCACGGGTGGAGCCAGAAAAACCTCTGGAGTAGGAGCAACGGACCATAGTATTTTACGAAGAAGTGGTTTTAATGTTTCAAGCCCACGTGCGCCTTGGAAAATAAGGGACAAAATCACAGCCGTTAACACAGCTTTACTAGACGCAAGTGGAGATAGAAGAACTTATATTCATCCGAGATGTAAGGAATTAATCAAATCCTTAAGAACCCTCACTTATGCACCAAACACAGGCTTACCTAATAAAAACCTTGGTGTTGATCATGCTTTTGATGCTTTCGGGTATTTATGTTTACAACAGTTCAATTTGGCAAAACCTGAAACTTTAGGGCAGACTGGTTACAGAATTTACTAGGGAAAATGAAAAAGTCTGCTGGAACGAAGAGGTGTGAGGGATATTTAGCTAAAGTAAAAGGGAATAAGAAGTCAAAAAAGACTTCCACTAAAAAATCCAAAGGAAAGTAACCATGTCACTTACTGAAGAACAGTTAGATGCCATCGAAGCAGTGAAGGGAAAGAGAAATCCTGCTTTATGGGATCCTAGATGTGAACAATATATAGCTAATAAATCAAAATCTCCTAAGAAAAACGC